CTTTAAGAGAGTACTAAGACCGAGAGACAAAAAGCTTATTGAGTACTTAGCTGAGCATGAACACTGGAGTCCTTTTGCCCACACGTTTTTGCAATTCAGAATAACAGCTCCGATCTTTGTTGCTCGTCAATTAGGTAAGCATCAGGTAGGTTTAGTATGGAACGAGGTTAGCAGAAGATATGTAGACGAAGATCCTGTATTTTTTAAACCTAAAGAATTTAGAGGAAAACCTATAAATAAAAAGCAGGGAAGTTCTAAAGAAATAATAGATATAAATCCTTCTACAGGGTCTGGTCCTATGTTTGTAGATGAATATGATAGAGTCATGAACACCAGTAAGTGGACATATAATCAGTTATTAAGTTTAGGTGTATGTCCTGAGCAAGCACGTTTAGTACTGCCACAAGCAATGATGACGAGCTGGTATTGGTCAGGATCTTTGTTTGCTTTTTCGAGAGTATATAACTTAAGAAGTAAAGAAGATGCTCAAGAGGAATGTAGAGACGTTGCTAAAGAATTAGGAAAACATTGTATAAATAAATTTCCTATATCGTGGAAGCACTTAACTACAGGAACTGTCCCCTAATAGAGAATTTAAAATTTTACACTTTATAATACAGGACACTTACATGAAAAAATATTTTTTGACCCTACTTTTTATGTGCGCTTCTTGCTATCCAGTAGCTGCGTGGGAATTAAGTAACGGTATATCGTTAGACAATTCAATAAAAGCACAATATAATGTAGATACCACTACAACAGCGTTAACGATGGAATCCGGGGTTACTGTTCCTGTATCATTCATGGACTTAACTGTCGATGCAGATTTTGATCTAACTGAACTTAGTTTTAGTGATAACTCAGATGTATATCAAGGAATAGACGTTGGAATAGCAGTTAGTGCTGCATCTAATATCGTTTTAGAATTAAATACAGGAATCGATACTGACTGGAATAGAGAAGATTTAGTAGCCTCTGTGACGTGGTCCTTTTAAATATGACAGATAAAGAGCTTAAGAAATATATTAAACTATTATGTGATATTTGGAATATAAAAAAATAAATGAAAAAATACTTTTATAAAATGTGGAATAATTATTAGACTATCAAAAACGTAGAGCGGCCTATGTAACATTACAATCAATGCCTGATTATATGTTAAAAGATATGGGATTATATAGATCTGACATCCGGAGACAAGTATTCAGCGAACACGATAGGTGAACAAATGGACTTGAAGATATCTATAGGACTTGCTGTAACTTTAGCAGCTCAAATATGCGCAGCTGTATGGTATGTGGCTCAAACAGACGCGACTATAAAAACTTTAGACTCTAAGGTAGCAGAGCTAAGCAGTACTGTAGCTATTGAAGAATCAGTTAATTTAAAAAGAGATGTTGACCATAATGCCAACAATATAACTAATATTGATTCAGATGTAAAAGCATTAGGTAATCATTTAGCTGTAGGCATTGGAGACAGTAATGCTATCTTAAGACGTATAAGCATTTTAGAAACTGAAATTAGGTTTATTCAAAAGGAGCTAGATAGGCATGATTAAAAATATAAGACAGTATTTTAAAAGAATAGGATGTGCAATATTAAATAAGAACTGCTGTGCTACTTGTGATTGTTCAGTAGGTAGCTCAGATGATGTTGAATATCTTTCAGGAAAAAAGGATTAAGACATGAGTAGAGACGGAAAGGTGCATCCAAACTCACTAAATAACTTACGCCCCTTCACTAAAGAAGGTGCGCGCGTCGGCCAACGTAACTCTGTAATAGCTCGTAAAGCTAACAAAGAAGCTAGAGAAGCGTTGAAGTTAAGCATTAACGATTGGAAAGCTTTAAGAGATGAAGTTAAAGAAGACGCACCTGCGGCTCTAGACGTACTCAAGATTGCTATGACAAAAGCTTTAGCTATTGAAGATATGGATGAAGCTACTAGACTAGCTACTGTTCTTGCTGAGTTTGAAGCGCCTAAGTTACAGAGACAAGATATTACTCAGGTAACTCAAACAGCAGATTTAACAGACGAACAATTGAGAGAAGCATTAGATGAATTAGATATTCCGTTTGGTGTAGAACCTAAAAACTTAAATTGAGGTAACTATTATGACTAAGAAATCGCTACAAAACGATAGTGTATATAATGAATACGACGAAGATGGCGATGGAGTAGTTACTGATGAAGAACTTAAACATGTGAAAGAAATTAAAAGTATGGAACATGACTTACGAAAACAGAGAGCGCAGAGACGTATGGCAACGGGAAGTCTTATAGCTATGGGAGCTTTTACTTTCCTTATGTTTTTACCTATAATACCATTAGAGAGGGTAGAAGCTTTATCAGATATATCTAATTTATTCTATATATCTGCAGCAGGTATAGTTGGTGCTTACATGGGAACATCCGCATGGATGTCAAATAGGAGCAAATAATGAGAGTAGAACTTGACGGAAAGTTTTATTCCTTGCCTGATACTGATGAATCAAAAATTCTAGTATCTGAACTACAAGCACACCATATATCGATGGATGTGTTAAAGTATTTATTAAATGCTGCGGGTTCACGTGAAATGGATTTATGGGATAGAATAAAAACTACGTCTTTAGATTATAAAAAGACATTAAACGACTAAGTAGAGGAGATATTATGGCTTTTTCTTTATCACAAAGATCTTTAAGTAAACTAGAAGGCGTACATCCAGATTTAATATCTGTAGTTGAACATGCTATAACTGTTACTAAAGTAGACTTTGGAGTTACATTTGGAGTTAGAACTCTTGAAGAACAGAAAGAACTATACGATTCTGGTAGATCTCAAACAATGAATTCTAAACACCTCATTCAAGAAGACTCAGGTTGTTCTCATGCTGTAGATCTTATGGCGTATGTAAATGGGTCTGCCTGTTGGGAATTAAATGTATATGACGATATTGCTGATGCTATGAAAGCTGGAGCTGAAGAATTTGGAGTTGCCGTTAAATGGGGAGCTGCCTGGTCTGAAGGAGATATTCGATCATACGAAGGAACAGCAGAAGATGCAATGAATAAATATATAGATCTTAGAAGATCTGAAGGAAGACGACCATTTATTGATGGTCCACATTTCGAACTTATATACTAAACAAATGAATGATTGAACCCAGGAGCGGATCATGTCGAGATATATTCAAAAGTTGGTTGAACCAAAACCAAAAAAGAAGCGTACAACAAAAAGTGAGATAGAACGAAAACTACCTAAACCTACAGAGTATTCTTCTGTTGACTTAGAAAAAGCAGCTAAGATATATTCTTCTATAGGAGGTAAATATTAATGGCTAGTTCTCATGGTTATAAAGAGGCAGTTACAGACGAACAACTTATAAATCTTATAGAGCAAGGTGTTCAAAGTAGTACTGGTGATTTTTTAAATAGTGCGGATCTTGCAAGAGAAAGACTGAAAGCAACTTATGAATATGCAGGCGTAGCCGCAGATCATTTGTCACCACAAGGAGTATCTACTATTGTTGATACTTCCACAACAGAAGTAATTGAAGCATACACTGCGATTCTTTCTGATTTATTTCTGTCTAACCATAGGTTAGCTAGATTTGTTCCTTATGACGATAGTCCAGGAGCTTTTAAGTCAGCTAAAGATGCAAGTGATATAGTTAATTACTGTATGTTTAGAAAGAACAATGGATGGGAATTAATATCCCAATGGATTAAATCTTCTCTACTATGGAAAAACTCTGTATGTAGATGGGATTATATAGAAGATTTTGATTATGTCTTTGAAGATTATGAAGAAATATCACAAGTAAAACTTGATGAGCTTTTGTCTGATGAAGATGTAGAGATCGTTGGTGAATTAAACTTTGAAAATAAACCAATATTAACTGATGATCCTAATGAAAATGAAGTAGAGTTAGTTTATACTAATGTAAGAATAAGAAAAAGAATAGACAAGTCAAAAGTAAAATTAGAGTTAGTTCCTCCTGAAAATTTTAGAATCTCAAGAGATGCAACAGCTATAGAAGACGCACAATTCGTAGGAATACAAACACAAATCTCTAGATCAGAGATAAGAAAATACTATCCTGATATCTCTGATGATATAAATTTTGATGATATACATGATACTGCTTGGTTAGGTTCTACAAAATACTCTGAAGATGTAGCTGCTAGAAAGACAGTTACAGGTCAAGAGTATTGGCAAAGTTCTGTAGGATCTACTGACGATATGTCATTAGAAGCTAATATAAGTGTTAATGTTACTGAGTGCTGGATTAGAGTAGATAGAGATGGTGATGGCATTGCTGAGTTAAAGCATGTTATGACTATCGGTACTCATATTATTCAAGAGAATGATGTGGAAGAGATACCTCTAGCTTCAATAGTTCCAATAGATATACCTCATGAATTCTATGGATTATCTATGGCTGACTTCACTAGAAGCTCTACATTAGCTTCTACAGCAATATTAAGAGGATTTGTAGAAAATACTTATCTTACTAATTATGCACCAAAGTTAGCTGATCCTAATATAGTAGATTTTTCTGCTTTACAAAATATGAAGCCAAAGCAGATAATACCTACAAATGGTAATCCAGCTCAAGCTGTTAGTACATTACCTCCTGAAACTATTTCAACAGGTACAGTTCCTTTATTAGATCACTTGCAAACTATAAAAGAACAAGCTACAGGTATGAGCAAAACTGTACAGGGTCTTAACGATACATTATATGTTTCAGGAAATTCGGAACAAAAGTTTTCCGCTGTCCAATCAGCCGCTCAGAAGCGCATCCAACATATTGCGCGACGCTTTGCTGAAACTGGATTTAAGCGGTTAATCGCTGGAGTCTACCAAACAATGCATAAAAATATGCAGCGAAAGATTTCATATAGTATGAATGGTATTCAAAAAACAGTAGACATGAACGCACTACCATCTAAGATGGATGTTGAAATTCTTCTTGATATAGGAGAAAACAGTAATAACACTAAGTTAACTAAACTTAAAGTTATAGGCGCAGAAGTTCTTCCAGCTTTAAATAGCCAAGGTGCTGGTATGGTTATAAAACCAGAAGCACCAGCCGTATTAGCTACAAAACTAATAGAAGCTATGAATTTAGATAGTAATGATTTCTTAGAAGACTATAATACAGATGAGTTTAGACAAAAAGCTGAAGAAGCTATTAAATCACAATCTGAAGCTGCGCAAGCACAAAGAGAAACAGCTAATAAGAAAGAACAGGCAGATGTAGCTTTAGCAGAAGCTAACGTAGCTTATACTGCAGCACAAGCTAAAAATACCGGAGATGATAATGCTAGACAACTAGCTGTATCTATAGATAAACATTTCCAAGAATGGGCAGAGTTAAGTATTAAAGCTGCTAAAGAAGGAACTCAAATGCCACAACATCCTTCTTATAACGAAATATTAATGATGGCAAAACAAATTTTAGGAGGAAACCCTAATGGGAACAGTAACAATTAGTGCTACAGGTGTTGGCGCCGCTCAATCAGGAACTGTAACTACTGCTGCCGGCTCAGCCGCTGGAAGCATTATGGTTACTAATCACAGTGATGGAGCTATCACATTTAATGTGGCTACCGCAGGAACAGATGTACAAACAGGCCTTAGTTGTGGACCTAAAGATTATTTAATAGTAACAGGTCTTAACGATGGCGCACAAACATTAACGAGTTTAAAAACTACTCACGGTACCTGTGCACAAAGCGGTGAACTAGTATATAATACACTAATCGCTTAAATTTAACTTAGACGTTGCCTAATGGGACGTCGCTATAATTCTTGCTTAAAGAGGAGAAACAAATGAGACATTCAGATATTATCGATTTTTTTAATTTACACACACCTTATGCTATCGGGTTTGATAGACTAGTAGAAAGATTAAACCAAACTACTAATACAGATACCTATCCACCATATAACATTATAAAGGAAAGTGCTGAAAGTTTTAAAATTGAAATGGCTTTAGCGGGTTTTGATAAAACTGAAATAGACATTAGTGTTGCTGATGGTGTATTGTCAGTTAAGTCTGCTAAAGAAAATAAACAAAATGATGATAACGTATATAGAGGAATTTCTTATAGAAAGTTTAATAAGAAGTTCACATTAGCGGAAGATGTTGTTGTAAAAGACGCAGAGCTAATTAATGGTTTATTATCTATTAAACTAGAGAAAATACTTCCAGAGGAAAAGAAACCTAGGAAGATTACGATTAACTAAAGGACTAAGATGGATAAGTATAAGAACGCAGCTGAGAAGAGGCTAGGAAATACTAAGTCATATGGAAATCATAAAATCCATCCTGAAGAAATAGCAAGGCAATCTCACGTTAAAGGAGTTTTTGCAGCTAAGGAACGGGATGGATTTTTCACTGAAGTATATGGTGACATATTAGTAGACTATTTTCTACAATGGTTAAAAACCGAGCCTCATGAAACTAAGTCTCGAGAGTTTTTATATGCATCTGCTATGGCACTAGGTAGTGTCAAAGAAAAGATGATTGCTTTCGAAACTTACGGAAAAAATGTACCACTAATGAAGGAGGATGATGGTGAGGGAAATTAACCACAAAGATTTGTTGGAAAATATAGAGACAATGATTAATACTTTAGAGTATGATTCAATGAGATCTGCAGGTAAAACTAAACTAAATTGTAGTTTGCTTGTTAGCTTACATACTTTAAAGGATTTTTATAAAAAGGAATTAAAGAATTCAAAGCCAACCCCAAAAATGGAGGTAGCTAATGGATAGTAATACAGAAGCAAGAGTGGACTCTACCCAAATGGATGAATCCCAAGCTAATGTAGATCAAACCGCAGATCAGTTGCTGGCTGACATTGTTCGTAATTCGGATTTTATTCCGAACGACGAAAAATCTCTACCCGAAGAGCAAGTGCCTGAGTTAGATCCGGCTGAAACAGAGGAAGTTGAGACCCAAGAATCTGAGGAAGCTGTTAGTGAAGACGTTGAAGAAGAAGTCCAATCTGAAAGTGAAGAGACCACAGGTGAGGATGCCGCTGAAGAAGCCGCTACCCAAAATTCTGAAGTTTATTCTCAAGAAGAACTAGACTTAGATGCTAAGGTTGCCGTCAAAATTGATGGTACAGAAGCCGAGGTATCTTTTAGTGATCTTATTAAAGGTTACTCTACTGAACAATCTCTTTCTAAAAAGGGTCGTGAACTTGGAGATGCTAGGAAGCAGCTTGAAGACGAGTATCAAAATAAGTTTAAAGAGTTAGGACAAATGTCTGAAGCTAGTTTAGCTGTACTTTATTCAAGTGAAAAGAACTTAGCTAATCAATATCATGAAGTTGAAAAATCAATTACCGAAGCACGTAAAGAGAATGACTCTTTTAAAATGAGTGAGTTAAAAGATCAGCGTGAACAAGTACAAAAGCAATATTGGCAAGCAAGAAGAGGTCGTGAACAACTCACAGAAAACCTACAACAGCAAGTTAATGTGCAGAATCAGAAAGCATGGAACGCACAAATCCAAAGCTTTAATGAAAACATTTCTACACTTATACCTGACTATGGTCAAGAAAGGGCTTCTCTTATTAGAGACTTTGCTTTATCAGAAGGGATAAATGAAGAAGTATTAAATACTATAACTGATCCTGTAATTGTAAAATTTGTAGACGATTATCGAATACTCAAGCAAGGGGTAAAGCAAGGTGCTGTAAAGCGCAAAGCTGCTCCAGCTAAAAAAGCTCCAGTACGAAAAGCTGAAACTGTTTCAAAACAGAAAAAAGATGCTAAAACCGTACTGCGCTCTAAAGTGTTAAGTGGTAAAGGTAGTTCAGGTGATGAAAAAGATTTTTTAAGGTCTATGGCTGAAAGATCTCTGGGTAATATTTAATATTAACTCAAGCCTTGGGAGGTAATACTTATGGCTAATACACTTGGTGTACGCGGAACAGGAGGACCAGCAGGTCCTGCGCGTGCTACAAACAAGGACGTCTCGGAAAGAGAGGACCTTGCTAACTTTATATCGATGATTACAAGGGACGAAACTCCTTTTACATCTTCGATCGGGAAATCTAAAGCGACTGCTATTTATCATGAATGGCAAACAGACGCATTAGAGGCTCCTGGAAATTCACGTATCGGTGAAGGTACTGACTGGATTGCTCCTACTGATGATGGTAGTGGTGGTACAGGCGCAACACCTGCTACTGGTGCTAAATTCGCTGTCACTGGTCCTCACAGAACCAGACTAGGTAACTACACACAGATCAATGGTAAAACTATTGCTGTGTCAGGAACTAGACGAGCTGTTGATCAGGCTGGTGTAGCTGACGAATATGCGTATCAACTTAAAAAGCGTGGTACTGAACTTCGACGTGACGTTGAATTTGATATGATTCATGCTCACAACGTTTCTAACGCTGTTGGTTCTCAGAACGCTAACTCACGTTCAGCTGGCGGATATTCATCATTCGTTAACAGTGCATCTACATGTAACTATGTAGGTCAATGGGAAGCTCCATCTGCAGCTACCACAGGTGCAGGTACTGATAATGAAGGTACTGCTATTCCTAGAGGTAGCATCAATGCTGGTACTACTGCTCCAACAAGAGGTTCTCTTGCTTTAACAGACATTGATGCTGTTATGCAAAAGATCTATGAGGAAGGTGGTAAAGCTTCTAAAGTTATGCTTTCACCTAAATTGCGTCGAGACTTCTCTGACCTAATGGTTAGTGATACAGGCGTGAGACGTAACATGGATTCTGACGGAAAACTTCGTCAGTCTGTTGACGTATACATGTCTGACTTTGGTGACATTATGGTTGTGCCTAACTACATTATGGGACTAACTAATAACCATGCTGCTATCTTAGGTGATGGTCATGCATCTACTAAATTTAGTGGTAATGGAATTCCAGATATGGCTGACTTTGCAGCATATATCTATGATCCAATGTGGTTCTCAACTGCCTATCTACGATCTCTACAAGAGGTGGACGTAGGCCAGAAGGGTGACTCAACTGTTGGAATGATGGTTGAAGAGTGCACACTCGAAGTACGTAATCCAAAAGGTTGCGGTGCTATTTACGGTCTTAACTAAGACATTTTTAAGGGAGGGTCTAACGATCCTCCCTTATTTTTTAACTTATTGGAGATTAACTATGGCCAGAGCTAAGGGATGTAAATCTGCAAAAAATAAACCAATAAAAATAAAGAAATAACGGAGGGAAAATGTACGTTATTAAAGCAGCAAACGGAAATATATATCCAGTAGAAAAGTGTGTATACAGAATAGGCGCAGCAACAAGTGGTGGTTATAAATTAACTCATCTATCACTTATGACTGTTACTGAATCAGCAGGTGCTGAACCAAATCCTGGATTAAGTGATAACCCGGCAGCAGCAACAGCTGGAGATTTACTAGGTTATATTGGTAAGACTGGTAGATTCATTGCCATTACAGAACCTGCTACATAGGAGTAATTATGCCTAAACAAATGGAATTTAATTTTTCAAGTGCTACAGTTGCACCTAAGCAATCTATTAAAGCAGGCTTTGATTTAGAATCAGGACAATGGCAAGCTACTCAAAATATTCAACAATACAAAGATCATGCAAAAGAGGAAAGAGACAAGCAGAGTTATTTTGGAAGAACAAAATATAAAGGATATCGTAAGATGGCTACTATACCAGATATAGTTGCTATAAAAATAAAAGAAGATCATCACATAGATCTTCATGATCCTTTGTTTTCTCAAGATTCTAACAATATGAAAAAGTTAAAAGTTATATTAAAGCTTGAATATCCTGATCTATTGATTAACACATAGGAGAATATAATGGCTTTAACATATACTCAGCTAACAGCATTAGTTCGTAGTTGGTCTAATAGAGATGAAGAAGTTGTAAGTGATGCTATAATTCAAGATGCTTTAAAATACGCAGCAGACAAAGCATATAGAACTTTAAGAGTACCTCCACTAGAAAATGTTGCAGTATATGAAAAAACATTATTGGATTCAGGAACTGTTGGAGCTAGTGCTCATCATCAAAGTAGGACAGAAATAAAAGTTCCTTTTGACTTGATAGAGATTATACAAGTAAAGGAACTAGACTCTTCAGGTTTACCAACTAGAGTATGGAACGAAAAAGTAGATGTAAGAACTTTCAATGATCCTGGCGCAGAAAAATATACTGGAAATAATTATTTTACAAGAGAGAAAAATATATTAATTCTTTCTCCAGGTTTTGGAGAAAATACATTAGGTAATCCTGCTAACTCTATTGAACTATTATATTATAGAAGATTACCAGGATTAAACGCAAAATACGCTGTAACTAATCTTAACTATAATGCAGGATTTCTTACTACAACAGGTGGAACAACTGCTTTATATTTTGTTAATGGCAATACAACAACATCTTATGAAACATTAACTAAAGCGGAAACTGCAGATACAGGAAAAGTAACAGCTCTTGTAAACGGTAGTCCTTCTAGTACAACAACAATCCCTCTTGATGGGCATTCAGGAACTATTATTAATGGAATGCAAATATCAGGAACAGGAATTACTGGAGTACCAACTGTATCAAACGCATCTAACCAAAGTAGTATTACAATTTCAGCAGCTCAAACATTAACTAATAATACAACTTTGACTTTTTCGAATACTAACACAGCTAACTATGTAGGTACAGATGTTCCTAATTGGTTACGAGATGAAAATGAAAGGATACTATTATACGGAGCGTTAGCTCAAGTGTTTGCCTTTGTCCAAGACGATGAACAAGCTCTAAAATACGAAAAAATGTTTGTAGATGAGATTGCACAATTGAACGATGAAGATGCTAAACGTAACGCATCAGGTGGTAATATACAAATCAATTTTAACGGGAGAGGATTGATATGACAACAGCAGCTAGACCTGGCCAATTTACTGGTGCTACAGATAATGCGGCTAACGGTGGATTATTCACAGACACAAAAATTGACGGGATTCCCGACTTAGTAGCAGCAGACGTTTTAAGTGCTCAAAACTCTGCAACAACTGCGACAACTCAAGCGGCTACAGCTACTACACAGGCGACCACAGCAACGACCAAAGCTACAGAAGCTGCGTCATCAGCAACTGCAGCCGCGTCTAGTGCAACTAGCGCATCTAGTAGCGCGACAACTGCGTCTTCTGGAGCTACAACAGCGACAACGAAAGCTAGCGAAGCTTCTACAAGCGCGACTAACGCAGCAACAAGCGAAACAAACGCGGCAACTTCTGCCACAAACGCGGCAGCTTCCGCTTCAACAGCTTCTACACAGGCCACAAGTGCTACAACACAGGCAAACTCTGCGCTTTCAAGTGCCTCATCAGCTACTACAAGTGCTACTACAGCGACTAATTACGCAACAAAAGTAAATGGAGCTATTACTGGGTCAGACTTCAGCTCTAAAGCATGGAGTGTTGGAGGAACAGGAGTAACAGATACTGCTGGAGGAGGCGCAGCAAAGGAATGGGCTACTGAAGCTGAAGATAATACTGTAGATGGTACAAACTATTCAGCAAAACACCATGCAATTAAAGCAGCGGCTAGTGCTACTGCAGCTGCTGCTAGTTATGATAGCTTCGATGATAGATATTTAGGCGCAAAAAGCAGCAATCCAACAGTTGATAACGATGGAGCAACACTACTTGATGGTGCTTTGTACTTCAATACATCTGACAATAGAATGTTAGTTTATGATTTAGGTAATACTACGTGGCGAATACTTACTCCAACAACTACTGAGCAAGGACATATCAATACTGTAAGTGGAATACAAGCAAACGTAACCACAGTAGCTGGCATCGCTAGTAACGTAACTTCTGTAGCTGGTAATACTACAAATATAAATGCGGTTGCAGGTGATGCCACAGATATAGGTACAGTAGCTGGGTCTATAAGTAATGTAAACACTGTTGCGGCAGCTAATACGAATATATCAAACCTAAATGCTTCCGGAGTTATCTCAAATATTGGCACAGTTGCTGATGATATAGCAA